AAAAGTTCTTGATATTGAAGCATCGAGATTATCTTTTCTATGTAAATTAATCCAAGCCTTCTTATTAGCTTGGATTAAGTCGCGTTCTTTTCTTAGTTGCCTAAGTTTAATTGATTTTAATATTTCCATATATTACCCCCTTTTAAGTAATTCAATTTTTAGTTTTGCAAGATGATTAATAAAAGCTCCAATAGTAAATTTTGAATATCTTTTTAATCTTTGCTTGTTGTTTAAAAGATTTTCATAATCAACAATTTTATCTATTAATTCTTGCTTATTTAGTTTTTCTATTTTCATAATTTTCCTTTGTATTATTTAGGTTTAATCTAATTCAAGTGTTAGCTTTTCCCCTTAGAGAGAGTATCTCTTTACGCCCATTTTGTAGCATCAGTCACGTTCCGATTTTGAGGAGTTTATATTTCGTCCTCGCTACCATTATATTATATATCTATTTGCATATTTAATGCAACAAATTTGCAATATAAATTTGCATTATTTTATCTGTACAATTTTTATACAGGGGGGTTAGTAGACCTGCTCGACCTCTCTGTCGCGCGCCCCTCTTCATGTACAACTTTGGAAAATTTTGAAGTTGAAAAAAGACGCAGACAGCACATCATAATGATGGATGACAAAAATACTTCTTGACATTGATGTTAGTTTTTGTTATAATTCACATATGGCAAAGAATCAAATATCTACAAGAATAAGCCCAGAAGGACTGGAAATTGCAAACGCATACTTAGAAGTCGGTAACGTAAAAGCTGTATCAATCAGATTACGAATTGACGAAGGAAAAGTATCGGAGTACTTAGCTAAAAGGGAAGTCAAGCAATATATAGACCAGATTTACCTCGACACGGGGTATAGAAATCGTTTTAAATTAGCCGAAGTCCTTGATGACCTTATTGACCGCAAACTCGAAGAAGCAGAGGAAAGTGAAGTATACTCAAATAAAGATATTGCAGATTTAGTAGCACTTTCACACAAAATTCGTATGGACGAACTAAAAGCACAGACAGAATTAGAAAAAGCACGAGCAGCAACTATTAAAAATCAGACCAACGTCCAAATCAATAGTGCAGAAATGCCTTTTGGCCAAGGAAACTACGGAGAGCTTATGAAAAAGCTCTTAAAGGATAAATAAATGAGATTACTACTATTACTATTAGCAACCACACTTCAAGCAGAAGTACTAGAAATAGATAAAGGTATCTATCAGGTTACATACGATACAAATTTAGAACAACCACTAAAAGTATCATATGCATTAGGTAGAGCTAATACTGTTAAAGCAGCAGACCGTAAAGGTATGAATTTCAAAAAAGAGCCAGGAGTACATACTTCTGACGATAAAGATTATTATAACAATGTATGGGACAAAGGACATATGGCCCCGGCCGCTTCTTTTTCAAATAGTGAAGAAAACTTAGAATTAACTTTCTCATACCTTAATAGTGCACTACAACACGAAAAACTTAATCGCGGTGCATGGAGACAGTTAGAAGCTGCAGTAAGAAAGTGGGCAGAATATGAAAAACTACACGTTGTAAACGAGATATGGTTTTCACCCACTTCAGCTAAACTACCCACGGGTGCGACAGTACCTGACGGGTTTATGAAAATAATTCATGCTTTACAGTGGGAAAAATGTTTTTTCTTTGCAAATGAAGCACCAACAGAGACCTGGGAAAATTATGAAGTACCTTGCAATCCTGGTGTTCGTGGATAAAAAGATACTACAAGTCGTAAATCTGTCTCCCAGCGAGTCATTGGTAGAGAAACTTACTCATATTCACCCTATGAAACAAATAACTTACGCAACAATAGTACAAGCAACAGTGTTTTTCGGCATGCTTGGCATGTTTAAGGTAAATTCATGGATATTTTCAATTTAATCGGAGACGTAGGTGCGCCAATCGCAGCAGGACTTGTGATGGGAGCGTTTATATTTGTCATAATGAAACAAATTATGGGCGGAGTTGTGGGTCAGATAGGAACTTTGAAAGGTTTTTGTGAAATGCTTGTAACTCGTATAAAAACAATGAACAATGATATTATAAGACTTGATACAAGTGTGTCGAGTGCTTTAGATTTAACACCTGATTTAGATAGAATAGCAAGAGCAGAGAACTTTGTCGAAGATGGTAAGCTGGACGTAAGGAGAGACTAATGGATGTAGTAAGTGCTTGGGATACTTTAAGTTATTTTGATGGCTTATTATTTAGCGTATGGGTTATGTGCCTATACTATGTTAAGGTCTGGATAGACAATAGATGGAATCGGTAGTAACAAACATACAACAGTATGGATTTCCTATAGTTGCGATGGTTGGATTAGGTTATTTTGTCTACTATGTGTGGCAAACTATGATAAACGTTATCGGCCCCGCTATAAAAGAGATGCATTTTGCACTTATAAAGTTAATTGACCAAATAAGAATGCTTGACAACGATATGATTCGTCTCCAGCAAAAGGTAAACACTGTTTTACAGATGAAAGAAAATGAAAAAAAGAAAAAGTGACATTTTGAACTGGTGGCCTGTAGTACTTATACCTTTATTAACATGGGAGTTAGTGGCTGATGAAATTAAATTCGGCTTTAAATCTCCTTCCTTTAGTGGAGTAGGTACTTCTTCTCATTATTTAACAATCGACAGCCAGGAAATAAGCAAAAAAGATGCACTAAAAGCAGAAATAAAAGCATTAGCTGATGCAGCAAAGAGAGCAGAAGAAAATACTACTCTTGCAAGATTTATAAAAAACTTTGAAAGTAGAATTTATGCACAATTATCTCGACAGTTGGTAGACCAGTTGTTTGGAGAAAACCCTGCAACGGAAGGTAGCTTTACACTATTTGATAACATTATTACTTGGACTTCAGATGGTATTTCAATTACTTTAACTATATTTGATGAAACAACTGGCGAAACAACAACAATTACAATTCCTATTGGTGATTTCGGCTTCCCTATTATTGGGTAGTTGCGCAACTCACTGGAACTATTCTTCACCATGTCTAACTAATCCTCAAGGGGATTATAAAGATTTAGTGACTATTGTTGGACAAGCAAAATGTTTTTCAGGAAATTCTGTAATTGAAAAACCTGTAACTAAAAATATTCAAACAGTGCCTCTACCAGCAAGAACACCTGTAGTGGCCATATACAAGTTTGAAGACTTAACAGGACAAAGAAAGTCAAGAGATGGTGTAGCAGACTTTAGTAGTGCAATAACACAAGCACCGGAAGCATACTTAATTCGTGCATTAAAACAATCAGGATTTTTTAAAGTTGTTGAAAGAAAAGGTTTAGACCATCTTACAAAAGAAAGACAACTTATACGACAAACAAGACAAAAATTTGAGGATGAAGACAAGCAATTACCATTGATATATGCAGGTCTTATTTTAGAGGGGGGTATTGTTGATTACAATACAAATTTATTAACAGGGGGAGTTGGAGCCCGCTATTTAGGTATAGGAAACTCCAAACAATATCGTGAAGATAAAGTAGTAATATCTATAAGAATGGTTTCTGTGAGTACAGGAGAAATTCTAATAGAAATACTTTCGTCTAAAGCGATTCTTTCTGTGGGTATTAGTAATGATTACTTTAGATTCAATGCAGACAACGATTTAATTGAAGTTGAAAGCGGAAACGCTATGAACGAACCAAAATATATCGCTGTACAAGCAGCTATTGAAACTGCAGTAGTTGAGCTAATTTCTCAAGGACAAGAAAAAGGGTACTGGAAGTACTATATGGGAGAGTAATAGTGAGAATTTTCTTATTATTAATGTCTCTTGGAGTGTTAGCAGATAATGAAATATATGTTGACCAATCAGGAGATAATGTTGCAATTGATATTGAACAATTAGGGTCGAGCAATATGATTGGAGGACTAAGTTCTACAACTGGTTCTTTAACAGCTGCTATACTTACAGGAGGAAGCTGGACATTTGACATCAATCAAATCGGTAATACTAATAAGTTCCTTACAGATGGAATATTAGGAAGTAACTTAACTGGTTTTTTTGAATTCGATGGAGATAGTAATGATTTTGAGTTTTCTATGGATACATCAGGACTAAATGGAGCAGACTTTGTAAATGCTTTTGTAGATATTACAGGTGGTTCAAACACTTTTGATATAGACTTAGGACAAGTAAGTGATGTATCTTATTTAGACTTAGATTTAATAGTTGACGGTGATTCAAATGATTTTACATTTGATATTGATTCTACAAACTACACAAGTTATGTAGATATTTTTGGAGACAGCAATACAATGACTTTAACCAAGTCAGGATACGGTACAGGAACAGGCAGTAGTGGTTACTTTTACCTCGATTTAAATGGTAGTACAAATACTATTGATATTGAGCAAACTTCTACAATTGCACTTGACTGGCTAAAAATAGAAAGTGATGCGTCAAACAGTAACATTTGTGTTGTTCAGTCTGATGGTGGTACAACCACTACCTGCTGATAATATAGGAGACATTACAGAACTTCGTGGGGTAGGACAAGTCGTCCGAGACGACTCCTACTCCGCCGAACTTAACTTTGACATTCAACAAATGGACAATGTTCAAACAGCTAATGGGCGAATAGGCATTACATTTTTAGATGATTCAATAGTAAGATTAACAGAACATAGCAAACTAATAATAGACAAAGTAATCTTTGATCCAAACCCAAGTAAGTCACAGATGTCTATGAAGTTTGCAAGTGGAACAGCAAGATTTATAACAGGTAAGATAGGTGCAATTAATAAAGAAAATATTTCAATCGAAACGCCAACATCTAAAATTGGTATTCGAGGCACTGATTTTACCGTTACTGTTGATGAGCTGGGTCGTAGTTTGGTTATACTTCTTCCTGATGAGTTTGGTATTTCATCAGGCGAAATTACTGTTACAACAGCAATGGGAGAAGTAATACTAAATAAACCTTTTCAATCTACAGTAACAAGTGTATGGGAGCAACAGCCCACCAAACCAGTAATATTAGACTTAAGTTTAGATATTATTGATAATATGTTGATAGTTTCTCCTCCAAAAGAAGAAGTATTACCAGGAGAAGAAGAAACAAGTACAAATAATGCAGGTGGCATACTTGATGTAGACTTATTAGAATTTGACGAATTAAATCAAGACTACTTAGCACAGAATGATTTATACTTTGATGAGCTTGACATAGATTACTTAGATGTAAATTTTCTTGAAGACTTACTTGAAGTAATTGAAGAATTAGATGCTCTTGAAATAAGAGAACAAAAAAGTGTCGGAGAACAACTTTTTACAGAGTTAGATATAAAAGGTACTAACTATGGAACAGACTCTTCTACTCAAATAACTACTTTTGGTGGCGCAGAAAAAATTACATTAATACGTAGTGTTACACACACAGTACAATTAGATTTAAATGGCGAAACCCAGTACAATATAATTATAGAACAAGATGGCAAAGCATATAACGTTATTATTAATTCTGGCAGTACCTCTACTATTACAATCAAACAATCTTCTGGTTGATGAACCTTTTGACTTTGAACAGATAAAACAAGACACGGCTAAAATAAAGGCTGCTAAGTACTCGTATACTTTTAATTTTCAAAATCCAAAACATACGTACTTTGTAATAATTAATACACTTGATTTAGCGACAACAATATATGCTTTAGAAAATCGAGATAATTTGTACGAACAGAATATTTTACTCGATGATACACCAGAGATAGAAGAACTTTTAGCTCAAAAAATTATAGTATCTTATGCTCTTGAAAGATTAGGAATGTTTGATAATACTGTTATGGCTAATGACGCATTATCTTTAACTAACTTTTTGGTAACTGTAGCAACAATTAATAACTATTACTTAATAAATAAATATGATTAGATTAATATTAATACTACTTTCAATGGGACTCCTAATCTGGAATCCTTACCCTTTTAAATTACTTGAATTAAGTACATTCGATTACTTAATGTCAAAATCCCCAACAATACAAAATGAAAATATACTTCTTGTCGATCTGGACGAAGAAATAGTAGAAGCTTACGGAGGTTATCCTCTGCCAAGAAGTTTATTTGCAAGCATGATAGATAGAACAGAAGGTGTTTCTGGTCTCACACTATTGATGCCTGACCCTGACTTAAGAGACAACAGAAATGACTATAAGTTAGCATCTGCTATGTCAGTTAAACCAACAGTGTTAGCTTATACAGCTACCACTCAATCTATTGAATCAGGGCCTCATGTAGGCACAGCACAATTAGGGGAGAATCCAGTACCATGGCTATTGAACTATCCGGGAATTTTACGACAACTATCAATCTTACAGCTAAACGCAGACGGCGTAGGCTTAATAAACTCAAGTCCGGAAATAGACGGCGTCGTCAGGCGCATGCCCGTCGTCGTAGGTAGCAAAGACAAACTATATCCAAGTTTTGCACTTGAAATGTTAAGGGTTGCAGTAGGCGACCCAAGCTATCAAATAAAAACTAATGAAGCTGGAGTAGAGTGGATAAGAATACCAAACTATCCCAATATAAATACTGATGCTAATGGTAGAATATGGGTACAACAAAATATAAAGTTTCATAGACAAACTGCAGCTGAGTATATGGAGAACCCAATACCAGCACCTTTTGTTATCTTCGGAGTTACAGCAGAAGGAGTAACCAATCCCGTGCCTACAGCACGAGGAGCTGTACATCCACACGAACTTCAAGCAAATATACTTCACTCTCTTATAGAAGGAAACAGCCCCTCCATCCCGACATGGAATGTAGCAGTAGAGTTAGGAGCCGCCCTTTTAGCTCTACTATTACTTTCAATTACTGTATCTCGTATATGGCTTTCACTTCCAGTTTTAGTACTAACTATTGGAGGGCTTATTTACTTTACGCTGGAAATGTGGAAATCTTCTTACTTGGTTGACGTTTCTGGCACTATTTTTATCGCATTTACTTTCTGGGCTATTGAAAGTTTCCGTAACTTCATTACGCAATATTTGCTTCGATTACAAATTAAACAACAATTTGGCACGTACGTAAGCCCGGCCTTGGTAAAAAAATTACAGGACGACCCAACATTACTGAGATTGGGTGGGGAGACAAAACGACTTACTTTTCTTTTTTCAGATATTCGAGGATTCACACCAATTTCTGAAAAATACCAAAAAGACCCTCAAGGTCTTACTCGCTTAATTAATCGTTTTCTTGACAACCAGACTGAAATTATTTTAAAACACGAAGGTACAATTGATAAATACATGGGTGATTGTATTATGGCTTTTTGGAATGCTCCGCTTGATGTGGAAGAACAAGAGAGAAAAGCTACAGAAGCCGCTCTTGAAATGAGAGTAGCTTTAGGAGAATTAAATGAAACACTTAGAGAAGAGGGCCTTGACCAAATTAATACAGGTGCTGGCATCAATACAGGTCCTTGCGTGGTTGGGAATTTTGGCTCTACTACTCGCTTCGATTACAGTGTCCTTGGCGATGCGGTTAATCTGGCTGCAAGGTTAGAATCCTCTTGTAAAGACTACGATGCGGATTTAATAATATCCGAACACAGTTTAGTCGACGGTTTTGACTACGAGTTCCTCGACGAAGTGACGGTAAAAGGAAAGTCCGAACCAGTTAAAATATACACCATCAGAAAATAATACTTGACTTTCACCTCTGATTTTGATATAATTATTGGAGAACAAAATGTTCACAAGATTTTAGGGAATAAACATGGATGTTAACGAAGTGGCCGGGGAACTTGCTAAACACGAAGCTGTATGTGCAGAAAGATGGAAAACTTGCTTTAATAAGTTTGATGAGATCGAAGGTTCAATAAGCAGAATAGAAACAATACTAATTAGTGTGTCGGGTACCCTCATTGTAGCGGGAGCTGGCATCATATGGACTATGTTCACAATGCATGGTTAGGAGAAAAAATGAAAAAAGATTATCAAACAAAAGATATAAAAGCTACTACAAATAAATCAGTAGAGATAACAGAAGGAGATGACGGTTTATTTTACTTTGAATGGAAAGAGTTAGGTAAACAAGGATTTTCTACCTTAGAGAATGCTGAAATAGCATTAAATAGGCTAAAGAAAGGAGAATAGATGCCAAACTCAATCGAAGAAGCTTTAAAACAAGCTGTAGAGCAAGTAGAATCAGGAACAGTACAAGAAGGAAAAGGAGCAGAGCCAGAAGCCGCTCCTCTTTCTACAAGAGTTAAAAAATTACTTGCAAGAAAAACAAATCTTCAAAGAAAAAAGAGACAACACTTACCAAAAACTTTGAGGTGAAAAAGAAATCACCTGAAGAAAGGTACAAACTTTGCAAACAATGTCCACACTTAAAGAAGTGGAAAGTTTGTGAACTTTGTAACTGTTTTATGCCCCTCAAAACAAAAATAAGATGGGCGGAGTGTCCAGACAAACCACCGCGTTGGACATAGGAGTACTAAATGGCACTAACTGCTAAACAGAAGAAACTACCAAAAGCTTTACAACAAGCTGTCTTAAAAAGAATGAAGAAAGGTAAAAAGAAAAAGGGTGGAAAGAAGAAGCGTTCAAGAGGCTAAACCTCTTCCAGACTTTACCGTCTGGCTATGGTACTTTAGAAAAATAAGTAAAGTATGTCCCTGGGCTTATGACTCGTTCATAGCAGGTACTACAAATATTGTTCCCTTTAGTTTAGATACTTTAATACAAAATGAAACTACTTGGGAAAAGCAACCATGGGAGGTGATCATCTATTTAATGGGTGAGAACTATACTCTTGACGATATGGACTCTATAGTGGAAGAAAGAAATAAAGTCCAGACTACTTGTGAATATTTATGGTCTCACCCATCTTTTTCAAAAGGTGGAAAGAATCAAGCTCCGAGAGCTGTAATAATACAGCAAGACCGAGCAAGATTAATGGAATTAAGAAATGGCACGAAAAAGAAAAACAGCTAAGAAAAAGCCAGTACCAACAAATCCAACTTTATACGCAAGAGTAAAAGCTGAAGCAAAAAGAAAGTTTAAGGTCTATCCAAGTGCATATGCAAATGGATGGTTAGTAAAAACATATAAGCAACGTGGCGGAAAATATAGAATGGGCGTTGCAAGGAAAAGAAAAAAATGATAGATTGGTTTAAACTTAAACTAACACAAATACTAAATATAGTCACAGGAAAAGATAAAAACTGGGACGGGTCAGTAGACATCAAAGACAAATTGATTGCAGCTGAACAGAAAGTAAAAAATGAAAGCTAAACTTTTAAAAAATGGAAAATTCGCACTAATACAAAAAGATGGACATACAGATGCTGCATCCGTAATGAAATCTTGTAAAACAATTATTTCACACTGTGAGATGATTATGAATAATCTTACAGACCCAGAAGCAAATTTACCTACTTGGTTTACAAATAAAATAGCAATTTCAGAATATGAAGTAGTCTCAGCCGCAAATTATATTGCAGATGGGGATATGGATCATTCAGATGGCTAAACCTAAAGGCGGATTAACTAAGTGGTTTAAAGAAAAATGGGTAGATATATCAAGACCTAAGAAAAAAGGCAAATATCAACCTTGTGGAAGAGGAAAAGCAAAGACTTCACGAAAAGGATATCCAAAGTGTGTTCCTTTAGCTCGTGCAAGAACAATGAGCAAAGCTCAGAAAAGGTCGGCAGTTCGCCGTAAGAGGGCAGTACCTCAAGGCGTTGGTGGAAGACCCACTAACGTACGTACTTTTACTAAACGGAGACGTCGAAAGAAGAAGTAAAAATATGAATAATCTAACTCAAGAAATTGAAAAAGTATTAGATTTATCACAAAGACTAAAAGTAGCAGTTCACTTAGAATTAGAGTATGGCTGCAACTTAAAAAAATTATTAAATTTACCGAGAACCGCACATAATGAGGTTCTCATTAACAGGCTACTAAGCCAAAGTACTCGATAGAGTAGACAGGAATTAAAAATGGCAAGACAAGGCGGATTTTTAAGCGGACCAAGTGTCCATGGAACCTCCAAGCTAAGAAAGCATACATTGAAAAGAGGAGTAACTCGTGATATGAATGCAGCAGCAGGAACATATGTTAACACCAAGTCACCAATGACCACCCCAGGTGGATTTTATGGTGCAGCACCCAAAGCAGTAGGACCAAGATTTGGTAAAACAACTAATCCTGCAAGAAAGAGCTTTGGAAAGAGAACCCCTTCTAACTTATTATCGAGAAGGAGAAGAAGATAGTATTTTAAAACAAATCAATAAACTTATGAAGTCGGGTAGACTCGACAAAGTAGTAAAGAAATCTTTACTTATGGGGATGAAAGATGGCACTAACAGCAGCAGAAAAAGCAAGGTTAAAAAGAGCAGGTCTTAGCGGACTTAACAAGCCTAAAAGAACCCCAAATCACAAAACCAAGAAAGCTGTAGTAGGCGTAAGAGTTGGTGGAAAAATAAAGATTATAAGATTTGGCGCTCAAGGAATGGGCCATAACTACAGTCCAGAAGCAAGAAGAAGTTTCAAGGCAAGACACGCCAGAAACATAAGAAAGGGAAAATCTTCTGCAGCATACTGGGCAAACAAGGTATTTTGGGCAGGAAAAGGAGGCTCTAAAAAGCGTCCACCAAAATCACAAAAACGAACTTTAGGACTACAACGAAGGAGAAAATAATGTCAACTGCAAACGGAACCAAACTATGGCTTGAAGAAGGCGTAGTACATGCAGGAAAAATGCTACAAGATTTAATCAAAGTAGAAAAATTTAGAGACTTATCACCAGCAGAGCAGAGGATAAAAACAGTATCAGCTACTTATTGCTACCTTTACACTAAGCTTCAAGACCTGGATTTATTAATAGATTCAGAAGATAACATATTCCCTGACGAGACAATACATTGATAGAAATTAGCCGCACAGATATATTAGGCGACTATCTTATGGACTTAAGTCCAGATAGTCGTTTCATTAAATTACCTATAACAGAGTATCTAGAACTATTAGGCATAGAACCTAATTCATCCCAAAAAGCAATTATAAATGCAATTAATAATCCCAAATACAGATTTGTTTGTGCGGCTATATCTCGTAGACAAGGTAAAACTTATATTTCAAATATAATAGGACAACTGGTTTGTTTAGTACCAAACAGTCATGTACTATTAATGTCCCCTAACTATTCACTATCGCAAATCTCATTTGATTTGCAAAGAAATCTTATTAAACATTTTGATTTAGAGGTATTAAGAGACAATGCAAAAGATAAAGTTATTGAACTTTCGAACAATTCTACGATTCGTATGGGCTCCATTAATCAAGTTGATTCGGTTGTGGGTAGGTCTTATGATCTCATCATATTCGACGAGGCCGCTCTCACAGACGGGAGGGATGCTTTCAATGTTGCGCTCAGGCCCACATTAGATAAAGAAAACTCCAAAGCAATCTTCATATCTACTCCAAGGGGTAGAAACAATTACTTTGCAGAATTTTACTACAGAGGATTCAGCGAAGAATTTCCAGAGTGGTGTTCAGTAAAAGCAACTTATCATGAAAATCCTCGAGTATCTGAATCAGATATTATAGAAGCGAAAAAAACAATGTCAGAAGCTGAATTTGCTCAGGAATATATGGCAGACTTTAATGTCTATGAAGG